CCGCTTGCGGTGTTCCATCCGCCTGTCGTTTGTGATTTCATGAGCATTGGATTAGCGTTCGATATTACGTTCATCGTCTCAATCTCCGTTTGGTTTCCGTCAGGTCTCAATTGCCTGACGTGTGTATATTATCGCCACGCCAAACAAAGATCAACAGGTTTACCAAAAAAAGATATCGAGGTTTTCCCCGAAAGATGCGTTTCGCCAGAGAAAACGCAGGGAAAAAAGATTTAGAGAATTTTCAGCCGGTAACCGTTTTTTCGTAGATCCGGTAGCAATCCAGGTGGGCCTGAGCCCATTGCGGCCCATGTTCTCCGGTGTTTTCCCATTCAAGATAGGCGATTGCATGGGCGAACTCGTGAACCAGCGTATCTAGTTGCACTTGCTCTGGACGATCGACATTGATGCGGACGCGAAAATATCCATCCATCCTAAGGCAATCGCCAAGCAGCTTTTCGGTCATCTTGCAACGACGTACCGAGATGCTGATGGTCGGGTTGGCTTGTTTTAAAGCATCGCGAAGGGCTCGAAAGTTATCCATTTAAGCACCTCGAACACGCATAGCTGCTAAGAGCCTTTGCAATTGTTCGCTAGAGGCGTACTGCGTCATTATCTCAATTGCGTATTCAATTTTATCTTCGATCCTTTGGCCTTTTGGTTGTCTGGTAGACCACAATTGCAAGTTTTCTATCCTGTTGTCTCCCCTGTTGCCATTTATGTGATGGACGTTTTCGTTTTTTGTTAAAGGCCTTCCCAAATGGTTTTCCATCACAACTATATGTTCGTAGACATACCCTCGCATGTTCGCACGATTATGCTCAGGTTGCAACAAGCGAATGTAGCCGTTGTCAATAGATCGTCCTCCCTTCCAATTGTATCTTCTTTCGCCTCTTCTGTTTCTAGCCTGTTCCGCTGCGTAGCAACCGCAACTACTAGACCATCCAGTCGTTAGCTTGTGCGCGGTAGTGCGAGTTTGACCTCCACAATCGCATTTGCAAACCCATCTCCATTTGCCATTAACGCGAACCTTTTCAATTGCTGTGAGCCTACCGAACCTTTTACCAAGAACCATGCTGTCCGGTGTTCGAATTAACTTTTTACGCGCTTCTAACTTCGCCATTTCTTGCTACTCTCATGTTTGTCACGTTGAATGTTCCATCCTGAGCCACCTCAACAAAGGCGAACCCATGATTCCACCTGTTTATTTTAGCATACGCAGGCGTTAAATCACATAGGCAACCCGCCGACCATATAAAAGTTTCTGCGTGAAACATATCCGTATCCGCATGCGAACTGGTTTGGTGGCTATGCCCAACCAAGACCGTGTGATGCGTCCGAAGGAATGCACCCCTAGCAGGATTGACGGGACTGAAAATAGACTTGCCTAGCTCATGCCCGTGAAGCACCGGCAACTTGCCAAGCATGATAGGCAACTGATCGCCGATCATCTCGATTCCGAGCCGCTTGCATTGCGTTAGCTCATCGAGCCTCACCGCTGCTAAATCGTAGATCTCAGGAGCTCGATTCCAAATGAAATGATCCCAACGCTCCTCATGGTTGCCCTGCTTGTAGATTATTTGTATCTTCGGGAACTCCGACCTAAGCCACTCAAGCCCCTCGACGACTGATTTGAGCTCCTCCGAAAACCGCCGATGCTTCGGATCTCGTTGATGCCTTGAGACTTGGTAGAAATCGGCGAAGTCCCCGTTGATTAGCAGGCAGTCTGGCTTCATCGATTTAAGCCGCTTTACCGCTGCACCAAAGGCCACTTCGGAGTGATATGGTATGTGAACATCCGAGATAATCGCGATGCGTTTGGCGTTAATCTGGACGGGTTCCCAAGCCTCTGCTAGAGATGGTGGCATCTTCGGAACTTGACCGGCTTTTCCTTTGGGCCTTGGTTGGGTTGCTTGGTTCTTTTTTTGTTTGCCCATTGCACCTCGAATTGTGCGGATCATGCTTCTCGCATTATCAATTGAGGCGAAGGTTTCCGGTCGCTCTTGCTTGGCTCGCTTGGCTAGACCAATGTTTGATGCGTCGGGGAACTTTTTGCAGAGCTCCTCAAGATAGATCCGTCCCGCTGTTTTCGGCCTGCTTTCCATCGTCTTTCCTCCAAATTGAGTAAGCTTCCTCTAGCGTGATTTGTGGCTTGCCAAGCTTTGCGTTGACGGCATTATGAAGTCTAACGCCCCAAGCGAAAAAAGCTTGAGGGCTTGAGTGATCTGGTGGCAAGTCTTTTAGGATGTGCTGGAATCCGTCCCTACAATCGCATCTCGACGGAATGAAATAGACCCACAGTTCCAACCACTGAGGATCGCACCCTTTGTAGTTGTGAAGTAAAGACCATGCGAACCGACCTTGCTTAGCTGTTCGCTCTGCTCTTGCTGCAATTACTTGCTCTTGGCTCACTGGTTGCCTTGGTTGCGGTTGCTGACCTACTAGCTCGATCTTACTCGATGTTGGCACTGGTGGCGGTTGCTCGACGTAACGAGAGCCATCAAGGTTAATTTTTAAGACAGTGTGATCGTCCATGTTGGGGCACTTGTGCAAACGGAAGCGGATTGGAGACCTGTGCAAGACTGGGATCGGGTGTGCGTATCGATTGCCGAAAAGTAGTTCGCAGGATCGTAAAGCTCTAAACAAACACCATCGGGATAACAGCAAGGGCAATCGTTGAAGAATCGACAGCAAACCTCATCGCAAGCGATCTCGGTACACTCAAAAGTAGGTTGATATGGAGTCGCTGGAAAGAATCCCGCAGTAGTCTTGCTTGCACCGCAACCGATGATTTTGTCACCGTATACTCTACAGCAAAGACCATCAGCCTCACCGATGCCGGTACGGAAGCACAACGCAAGATTAACCGGATCTATGTCGAATCCAAGCCTTGATAAATTCAATGCAGTTCCTGGGCATTCGTATGGATCAGGATCGTTAACGCATTGCGTGTTTAATGAGGTGCACAATTCCGGGCAAGGATCATCTTCGCATCCATCGACCTCTAAGATAAACGCATCGCCCCTGTCGCATTCTTCCGCAGGATAGCTGATTGTTGAATTGTCAGTTGTGATTGTCCCTGTGCAATAACAAGGCTCTTGGAAGATGCATTGATTGTTTGCTATTGGGCCAGTCGGCCCGTAGATGCAAACGGATGAAACATAGCTGTATGGATCGTAATCGCACGACGTAGAGTCGCAACCTGGAACATCGGTATTGCCAAACGACACGCTACCCGTTGGCATAGTTTCATAGTACTTGACTCGATCGAAGTAGAATTCACCTCCAAAGACACAATCACCGCTGCTAGGTGGGCTCGATGGTACATCGCTGCAAGTTATCAGAGTCGGAGTCGGATCGCTGAAAACAAAGTCTGGATTAGCTTCAAAGCACGTTGCATTGTGCATCAATACGGATTGAGTAATCTTGGTAGTCGCATTGCCGTAAATCTGCGATGACCAATCGTAAATAATCCGCGATCGAATGACGATCTTACATCCTCCTGTTTGACCTTCGACACCGCTGCAATCAACTTCCTCTTGACTGATTCTAACTTTGATCTCTCTTACTCTTACCCAAACTGCAAGGAATGCGTTGTCCTTGAATTCCCAATCGGTTGTAGTCGTCGCAATTAACTCAACGCCCTCGGGACAGCAATAATCCTGGGCGATCTCATCACACCCGCCAGGAAAGAATTCAAACCCGCGATAGTTTGGAGTTAAAAATCGGCTGTGATCTGTTACGCATTGCTCTGTAACGAGACCTTCATAAAGCATCCCGCTACAAGACTTAGACCAGGATGGCGTACTGTTCGGCGTGAATGTTTGCTCATAGCAACATTCGCCACTCCAACCGCCTCCGGTGTAGCCGCTAATGGTTACCGTTGGCAAGTCCTCCAGTGGCAAGCAATCGCAAGTGCAACAACAGCGACCCATTCCACCCATTAGCAGAGCTCCACAGCAAGCCACTTGGCATCGACCGGAAACAGCAGCACAAGAGCCGCTGAACCAATCGCAACGCCCGTCGGATTCCATGCGGTATATGTTACGCTCCCCGCTGTCCAATTACCAGATCCAGGAGCCTTGGCGGTTACTGTTCCGCTACTGTTGGCACTGATGCCAGACGTTGCCACCGCTAGCAATGGAGTCTCGCAGGCGATGACCTTGATTAGATCGACCTCTTGCTCATCGTCTCCGATGTAAGTGAACAAGCATCCCTTCGACAAATCGAACGATGATGCAACTGGCCCCATTCTAGTGCCTGTTGTGTAAGTCGCTGAATCCTTAGTTGCTCGAAACACTGGCCCCCATTGAGCCGTACCGATTTCATCCCGCAAGCACTCACCTGGCCCATTGAGAAGGAACGGGCCCATTACGGAATCGGTGTAATCGAATGGTCGATCAACCTCGATATACGTTGTTCCATCAAGGTCGCTCGCTCCGATTATTTGAAGGCAACCATAGGGAGGGATCGTCTCGGTTGACTTGTTCACGAAGTAGATCGGAGTCGGCGTATAAGGCAAAAACTGGCCTTGAGACGCTGTGCCTGATCGCTCGAAAGCTTGGACAGCATCCCAGATCCTTTTAGCCTGCTTTGGGGTATACGCTCCGATCTGTTGAGCCATCTTAGCCCCTTGTATCGCAGAGCAACGAAACCGAGTAGATCGCCGGAGTGACCGCCGTGGCCGTTGCTGCATCGTTGCTAGCGATGCTCAGGCGAACCTCGAGCAGATCGCCAGGATCAACCCCGGTTGCGTTGATGGTGAAATCATAATTCGCCGCCGACAGGCTGTTCATCGAGGTTGCCGAAGTCGTCACAAGATCCGACCCGAGTGAACCATCGGATCCGATGTAAGCCTCAGCGTCGATTGTGCAAGATACGTCGGCAACGGTTGTCTCCATCTTGGCACGGATCCTGAGTTGGATAGTCTGGCCGTCCTCATAGTTCGATGGAATCGGAATAGCCAGATAGAGCCGCCTGGTCGTCGATCCTAGAGCCTTAACATCGCCCGCTGTGATTCTGACCGGGTTGGTTCCCCAAGTGCCTGTAATGATCCCAAGATCATCGCTGGCCGGTGTCGCTGGCAAGTTGGTTTGAACCGCATCCCATACCCTAGCCTGCGTCAACGGAATAACGGACTCAGCCAAGACTCTTTGAGCGATCTTGGTGAATGCGATGTCCGCATTACCCGCGATCGTGTAATTAGTTATGACCTCGGGAGGAAGAACCATCGTGATATCAGGAATCGTTGTCATAGTAGTCCTAGTGCTCCGTAGGGCAAGGGGTTGTAAAGCTTGAATTCTAGCCAATGGGCTTGAACTGTGTTTGGTGGCTCAACGTCGGCGATCTGGTATCCGTTCTCATCGAGCAAAACAGGACGGTTTGCCGGCTCTCCGTTTCGCATCGCTCGGATGATCTGGAACGGCAATTGACCGGGAGCCGGTGGCCCAACGATATCCACTCGCTTGTAGTATCCTTCGTGTCGGACTCGTTTATACCAAGCTTTATCCGGTGTTGTTCGATATGGCCATCGAAACTGAATTACGGCCGTAACTTCCCAGTAACCGCCGCCGCCTACGTTTGGATCCTTGACCGATACCGCTTGAAGTTTTTGCATCTTTCCAGTCCCAGGTGCCCAACTCAAGAACGCATCAGAGTTGACCGATTCGCGATACGCCGCTTGAACGAACGGATTGAAAACAAGCATGTTTTTTCGGATGGTTACTGTCTGATCCGCAAAGAGCCGCTTTAATCCGTGGATTGGCTCATTGTTCTTTGTGACGATTGGATTGCCATCGTAATCTTCGTCGATTTCTTCCTCGGTCTCAACATCATCCCAATCGATCTTGGCCGGTGTAAGCAATGGGCTTTGCGGTTGATTGCCTGGCCCTAGCTTGATTTCTCCATTGTAGCTGACAGTGACAATCCAATAGATCGGACTGATCCTTTGCGGTCTTGCTTGATTCGCAAAAACGTAAGGGTACATCGCCGAGTATGAAGAACCAGCCTCGGGAATACCTGAAGCCTGGACGACATCATCGATCGTTGCTTGTGGCGTTGTGAACACTTGATACGCCGAAGTGAACGCAGCTTGAGCCGTTCGGAAGTTGTCCGTTAGGCTAAAATCTCCGTCAACCTTCGACCACATTTGAGAGACCGAGATTACGTTGCTCATTTGACAAACTCGATTCTAACCTCGTCGCTTGGGGATCGATTTGCTGCGTCGAGGATTGCATTTGTTCGCTGTTGCTCTGCAACTTGCTTGGAAGTGTTCTCGACTAGCTTTGCAATTGGGCTGTCTGTTTGACCTCGCACAAGCACCCGAGACTCAAAAGCGGTTAATGATCGCAATTGCTCTTGCAACGCACTAGCCGCCCCTTCCCGTGGCTTTAAGCCGATCTTTACATCAAGCTTCATTGCATCTTGCAACGCCTGGAGTCTTTCGCGGATCTTTGTATCAAAATCCTCGGTCAATCCGCCGACTGCCTCATCCAAGATAGCCTGCAAGCTTTTTTCGGTCTCGGTTACAGCACGCTCCCCGAAGGATGGCATTTCCTTCAAAACATCCTCGAACGTAAAACGACCCGAAAGCAACTTGCTGTAGGCATCGACGAACCACTCAGCTTTTGCGAGCAAGCCGTCAAAGACAAAAACCACATCGTTGTAAATCTTGGTCGCTGACAGCAACACCGATGCCGAAATCACATCAAGCACATCGTTGAACCGAAAGATGGCAATTTCCGCCGCTGTGAATCCAGTAACGAAAGCTTCGGCAATCGTTCTGCCGACATCTTGCATGGCGTTTGCCATTTGCTCCGCATAGTTGACGAAATCATCCATCGCCGGAAGCATCGAGGCTTGAATGAACTCGAACGCAACCACAAAGCCGCGATAAACAACGTCGCGAATCGGAGCAAGCAGAGCACCAAAAGACTCGTAAAGGTTCTTTGTTGCGACGTTCAACGCATCGCTAGCCTCTAGTGCCGACTTAGCTGATTCCGCTTTGTTTAGCAGCCCCTTGGTAGCAAGCTCGCTGACCGCTGCTAGCTTTTCCTCGTTGGTTGCTAGCTGGTCGATGTTTGGGATTAAGCCTTTGAACGCATCGAAGTTTCCGTTTACCGCATCTTCGACCATCCGCATTGCAGAGGACAAATCTCGATCAAAGACTCGCGATAGCCCAAGAGCCGCTTCGGCCATATCCTCGATGGAATCGGTAGCAGCACCGCGCCTTAGTGCCTGGCTCATTTGATCCATGATCCGGCCAGCATCAACATTCGTCATTCGCTCAAGGCTATTTGCAACCTTTTGCATTTCTTCCGCTGCTTGCTTGCTTCCGTTTGGAATCAAAGCAACCGTCTCGGAAAGCTTGATCGCTGAACGATTCAAATCGTCGAACGCCGCGACCGAACTGGATGCAAAGCCAACAATGGCCCTGCCTGCTTCGACAACGCCGATTACCGCTGCTGTCACGCCTGCTAGCTGAGCCAAGCCACGGACAGAAAATTCCACCTGTTGAGCCGTCTTGGTCACTTCCGATGAGAATTGACGCAATACCGCTGAGGCTTCGTTTCGTGCTCCGAGTGTTACTTCTACGTCAGCCACGTTTTCGCCTTTCGTCCTCGATTCGGTTTACGTCTGATTCAAGTGCATTCTGCACCGAAACAAACCAAGCATCTTGGTCGTGCAATCCGCCATCCTCAGGCAATATCCCTTTCGAGACCCAAGCCGCAAGGTTAGCTGCCGAGCTTACCCGATGCCCAACGAAATCCTTCGGGCAATCAGTAATCTCAATGTATCCTCGATTCTCGCAAGCTTCGCACCCAGCCTCATCGCAACTTGGGCAACCTAGCATCAACGGTAGGTCTTTGCTTGGTAGGTTGTTGCAATGATTTCGAGTGCATGACTTGCACAACTCGCCGCATCGTATCAATGCGGCGATCCTTATTTTTTTCTGTCGCCCTCGCTCGCTGAATTGCCCTGTAAGCATCTCGCAACGAGCTTGACCGCATCCGCAACTTCGATCTCTTCGTCCCAATCGGAAATCGACTTTTCGAGACTCCAACCAGCAACGCAAATCGAGACCGCTTGACGCAAAGCCGCGATCTGCTTTTTGGTGTCGCCCAGCTCCTTAAAGTCCTCGATCAAACTAAGCACTTGCTCGGTCTGTCTGAACTTCAAGCGATTGAACTGGAACTGAATGTCGAGCCCGTCAATCGAGCCCTCGAAAGTGTTATGATGCATGGTTGAAAACTATTGAAAGTTCTTCGTCGGAAGCGTCTACGTTTTTATTCGCTTGCCATTCTAGCTGATCGATCATGATTCCGTTTCGATCACCCATTGGCTTGGTTTGCAACTGAGCTTTCGGAATGCTGAAAACCAGCGTAGAAGTGCTAGGCCCATCGATTGTAAACGAAAGAGTCGCTTCCGTCGAATCGCGAAGTTGAGCATATCGGCCCTGAGTCGCAATCAGTTTGGATTCAGGGTTGCCAGTGATTCTTGGGTTGCGATCCGTGATAACGAAGTTGTCGATGCCTGCCGCCGAAGTCGAGCATTCCCGAGCCGTAATCACGTTGCCTAGATCGATCGTTGCCGACTCCAAGCAAAGATTGTATGAGTCCCAAGATGTAGCACCTCCAGCAACCCGCAATGGTAGCGTGTTGACGTAGTTGATTGACGACGGAATAGCTGCGTCTGCTTCGTCATCGTAAACGCCTTGGAAGTCGAACTCGATTCGACCCATCCGGCCAGTCGGCAAAATGAACCGAGCATTTCCGACTGCGCCGTAGATCCTGCGACGAACGCCATCGAAGAATCCCGCGATAGTCACCGTTTTGACGTTGGTTCCTGGAACTTCCGTTCTGGGCTTGTATGTTGCTGTCGAGAGAACCAAACCGCAAGCAGGCAGATAGGTCGATGCCCATGCCGGAACATTTGTTCCATCGTAGGCAAGATCGACCGAGAACGTAGCTCGGCCACGCCTAGCCCCTGGGATCGATGCAAGCCGACCGAATCCACCTTGACCTTGACGCTCTTGCATCTCGAACTCTGGATTGATTACAAGGTCATAGGCGTTGATCGTGCAATCAGCCGCCGCGATGGTTTCCGCAGTACCAACCGTCGATTCGATCTTCCCGCCGAGAACTGATTTTTTACGCAGTAGCATATTTGTCCCTTCCTAGTATTTGGTTGGCATCTTGTTTGGCTTCTTTGAGCTTGCGATTGAGAATCGCTTGGGCTTGTGCTGCACCTCGATCAAAAGCATCTTTCACGCCTTCGATCTTGCTGACTTGCAAATCGCGTAGCTTTTGAATCGGGAATCGCTTCTTTCCGACTCGCTTGTAAATGTTGCGTCCTAGCTTTGGAATCTTAGGCCCGAATGCACCTTCAAAGACCATAGCAGGAACACCGCGAACCATTTCGATCTCAACTCCCTCGACTGTTTGCCGAGCCTTGAAAGCTCGCAAAGGCATTGTGAACGTGTCGTCGATCTTGAGCAATGATTCTTTTTCAAGTAGGTTGTCGATCAATGTTTCGTCAACACAAAACTTGCGTAATTCTTCAACCTTTTCGACGACCATAGCCGTTGCTATTTCGCGCTGTGTCCTAGTCCTGATTTCGGTCGTCGCTTCTGTGTATCGCTTCTCGAATGCTTTCTCCAATCCGTCTGCGTAGTTCAAAACTCGCTCGGATGCTAAGAGTGCATTTTCTTCGTGTGCCACAATGTCGAATATCATCTTCGCTCCGTTGGATCGTCCTCTGATACTCGATAGGTGACAAGTAACTGAATGTTAGCACCGTCAACACCTCCATCGGAAGTGAAAACGAT